CGTCAACCTGACCGTATTCCAGCCCGAAGACGGCATTTAAGCCGGGAAGAAGTTCTTTGGCAATACTAGCTCTGTTTACAGCCATAGTTTATCTCCTTCCTAGTTATGCCGTTGAAACTGTTGCAGTTGCAAAACGATCCCTGTGCGTGGGCAACCAGACCTCAAGCATTGGATATTGGTCAAGTCCGTCTGTACCTTCATTCGGATCTTTAGCATAGCCAATAACTCGTACATTACCTACAATGGTTTCTACACCAGCAGCCGAAGTTTCTACGAAGAACGCAGACTGACCTGTAGTAGTACTACCAGCAGAAGCTGTCGAAACAGTTGCCGTATAATTAAGTACTTTACAAATCTCTCCATGACTACAAGTTGCATTACCTTGAATGTAATACGTCTGATCAGGATCAGTTATGACATGGAACTCAACACTGGTTGCAGCCGTGATAGCTTCACCGGGCCAGTAACGTGACCAAGTTGGCTTACCATCCGTATCTACATAGTTACAACCAACGAATACACCCGAAGGCTTCAAGGTTGCACCAATAGATTCCGAAATCGTACCACTAGCTTCAATACAGATTAAGTCACCAGTATACAGTTTCTTAGGAGCACGAGTTATAGTAGTCGGTGAAATAACACTTGATATCCCACCTGTATTATAATTCTGCCCCTTCTTACGAGCAGGAAGAAAGCCACGTAATGCTCTTGTACTAGACATTATATTTCTCCTTCCAATTGTTTATGGACTACTCCTGAAAATTAGGAGTCCGTCCTTTAAATGTTCTCGATTTGCTATTATTAGAAATAGGCATTTGTGAACTGGAATGTCTCATCAACTGTGAATTAACAGCTTCCAGCATATCATTTGCCTTACCTCTATAATGCTTTCTTTTGGCCTCTAGCTTTACCGTAGGTATCTTACCCAAAGCAATGTCTCCACGACAGACAACTCCAGCATATCGGCCTTCTTCTCTCACGACAGAAGTTGCTCCCATCTCAGGTACTTCTTCAGGAGTAACAAATTCCCATCCTTGCTGCTGTTTCTTACCAACTTCTTGGTAATCATCTTCCCCATTAAGAAGGATACGTAGCCAGCCTAATGACATGTCTTGCTGGTTATATCTTTCTTCAACTTCACGAGGTATATAAGTTGCGTTGGGTTCTTCAAAGACGTACTCTGTTTCTTCTCTGGTTTCGTTTTCCCTCATCTGAGAATTACGTGATTCAATACGTGTCATACTTTCTCCTTCCACGTTACAGTTTAATTGCTGTGTATTCGCCTTCAGCATCTTGTACCTTGGCTTTTTCAGCAGCATATTGTTCAAGTGGTATGCCCCAGTTTTGTGCTAACCTTACATCTTCTTTGGTCAGTTTTACCTTACCTGAAGCTGGAGTTGAACGTGAAGCTCCAGCTACCACTTGAGCAGGTTTTGACGGTTGTTCCTGCACCGAACTTTCTTTGACAGCAGTGTTAAACTTAGTTGGAAATGCTTCCTTAATTCTGTTGTCAATTTCATTATAAAATTCTGGATCATCTGGACTAAATCCTTCTTCCTTTAATTCTGCATCCAAGGCTAATGCAGCAGCAGTCATAACTCTATCTTGACCAAACCAGCTATTATTTTGTGACCACTCTACAGCTCTTGGATCTGTTGTAGTTTGCTGTTGAGGGGCCGTTTGTTGCTGTTGCTGTACAGGAGCTTGAGATGTATTATCTAACTCAACTTTTGCTGCACTCAATGATTTTATATCAGTTTGAGCCTCATTCAAAAATTCTTGAGCTTGTAATATTTTAGCTGCATCTCCTTCTTCATGAGCAGACTTATATGCTGCTCTAGCTAATTCAAGTTTATCAGTAATTTGCTTTTCATTTGCATCCAGATGCAACTTACTAATACTAGAAAATTCCTGTTCTCTTTGAGAGATCCTTGTATTCAATTGTTCATTTTGTTGAACTAATCTAGTAATCTGCTCATCACGATCTTTACGTTGTTTTATTAATTGACGTATACGTTTCTGAGCACCTTTGGTTTCTATACCATCTAATTCTTTTGGTTCTTTTTTGACTTCAGTATCTGAAGGAGCTTCTGGTTGGGCTTCAACCTTTTCCTCCTCTTGTTCTACTTCATATTCTACTTTCTTTTCTTCTTCTGAAGAGGGTGCTTCTACTTCAGTCCATTCTTCTTTCTCAATCATTTCAAGTCCTTTCGTTGCTAACGAAGCATACGGTTTTACGTTATTAACCTATTATACTATAAATATTGTAAATATGCAAGGCTTACGATCTTATGTTAAATTAAACGTAGGATCTAGATCTTTAGGATGTTCTACTCTACATATAACCTGATCGTCAAATAATAAAATAAGTCTTACTGACTTATAAAATAACTTCTGACCAGCATGTTTAGCATAACATACATAATCTCCTGCCTGACACCACCCTCCATGTGGGAACTTATTCTCATCTTCATAAGCTAAGTCTCCTATGGAGAGAACTTTTCCTACCGTAGTCAGATATGCCATATCATCCTTGGTAGAATCAGGAAGCATTATACCTCCCTTGGTAACTCCTTTTATACTTACGGGCCTTACTAGAATATGATAGCCCGGTATTTCTGGTAGAATACTAGGATCTTTAACCTCATCCTCTGTAATCCACATATCATTCTTCATTGCATTTCCTAAATGAACCTGTTGCATTTACTCCTCGTCATCATACATTCTTTTTTTAAGAATAGTTGTAAAAATTTCACGACTCCATTCAATACCTTGAATGTGGCCGACTAGCTCTCGGTAACGTGAATAACTTTCAGCACCACCATCAGCTATAATATTTGTTAATCTTAGTAGTTCAGTATTATATTCCTTTACTACTTCATCCCAAATTTCCATTATTTAGGAATATTTCCATGAAGATGGATCTCTCTGGTTTAAGACACCTTTTTGTGGTCTAGCACCAGCACCACCATCTTTAATAGATTTCTTTGTAGGATCTCCATATGCACCACCATCACCATTAGGTACATGTGTTGGATAACCACCTTTTGTTACACCACTAACATCGTTAGGGTAGTGTACTCCTATATTTCTAGGCATTGTTATCTCCTTTCTTATCGGCTATGTTTGTTAATAATTCGGCTGCTTTTATATCTTTATCTTTTTCAATATCAGCAGCTTTCTCAAGCATTTTTCCTTTTAGATTCTTTTCATCCATTAGGATCTTCTGATCTTCTATAGATAGTTTAGCTAGAAGATCTAGAGCTTTCAATGTTTCTTTACTTGCTCTATCCAGTTCTGACTTCTCTTTCTTGAGTATGGCAGACTGTCCTTCAGCAGCAGCTTCCTGTAGAAGTTTTAGTTGTTCCAGTTTAAGTTTCTGTACATCTAAAGCAGCTTCTGCTGAATTATTAGCAGCATCCATTTGTAATTTCTGCTGCTGTAATTCTACTTTCTTCTGTTCTAAAGCAACTAATTGCTGTTCAGGTGATTGGGCTATACCCATTGCCTGATTAGCATTCAGTACTTGTTGTGCAGCTTGAGCCATAATAGCCTCGGCTACTTGTGGTTTCTGAGGACCAACTTCCTGCATACCCATTTGAGTTACACCTGTCATCTGCTCCTGATATTTAAGAACCATATGTTCTTGTATATTAGATTCCAGTACAGGTTTAATACGTTGCATAAGAGGACTTGCTCCATTCATAGGATCTTGTAAGTAAGCCATCTTTACCTGTATATGTGCATCATGGTTCTGACCGGGGAAAGCTCCAATAGGCACACCTTTAACAGCAGCCATAATATCTGATACGGGATCAAGAGGTTTAGGCTGTTGCTTTGGTGGAAGTATCTCTTCCATATTCGGCATGTTGGCTGCATTTAATATTGTTCTATTTAATGCTTCCAAGTTAAACATGCCGGGGGGTGATTGCTGTGCCATTTGCATAGCCATTTGTGCAATCATAAGACGGTGAGCATTAGATGGAATATTAGGATCGCTGACGGGGATCACGTCCACTCTTCCATCAAAGTCGGCTTTAAATATATTCCGACTTTCATATGGCACATCATAGGGATAATCATTGGGTAGATAGTCGTAGTCTATCCTAGCCAAGATCCTAAATTCATCTCTCTGGGATTTATGCAACCTCTTATGGATTGCAGAGAAGAATTTACTGGATGCTTCCAGTAGTGCCATAGTTGTACCTACGGGTCCGTAAGAAGATGCTTCCGATACAATTTGTTCTGTACTGTCGGCAAACTTCTGACCTGCTGCTGTTACGAAACCCAACATCTGGAACAAGGTCGAGGAAGGCTCTTTGTAGGGGAGAGGAACGATAGCCTTTGCCAAGTCCATACCTGTAGATTCAACTTCTTTAAACTCACCGGGGCTGATAGGATCATTGTCACCAACCATCCTAACACCTTTTGCCTTGAACCCACCCGGCAGGTTTGCAAATTGACCTGCATCAATAAGACTTCTCATTGCTGCTGTTGCACTCATGGTAAGATTACCAAGGAAGTGCATAAGGCCAAATCCATAAAAACCAAAACCCGGAACGAATCTATAATGAACAAAGTGATTTATCTTTTCCTTATTCTTATCATCGGGTTGATAGTTTCTACGAATACATAAAACATTTCTGGATTGTTCTTCTATTGTTACAATGTAGGGAAGTGCTATTCCCTCTTCTGCATTAGGTTCGTCTATCTCTAACTGACAATGCTGTTCCAATAATACATACTGTGGATCAGTATCCTGAGATGGAGAGAACCCTAATATAGTATCCATCTTTGATGCAAAAGCAGTAGGCTGTGGATTAGTAGCCATTGGTAATTCGGTATTGGAATATATACCAGATCGAATATCTTTTGCCAAATCAATTGGACTACGATATATTACATGTGTATACCTGTCAGCTTTGGAAAGATTACTGGAATAATAAGATACGTAAAACTGGTCAATAGGAACAAATTCGGATACTGGTCGTTTAAGATTTCCATCGTAATATATTTTCTTAAATGCAGAGCCTATTAGTGGGAGATGAAAGAGCATCTTTTCAAATTCGTCAAAGTACTCTGGCATTTGCTCTGTAAGCTGATAGTTCATAAAGTTCTTGACACGATTGGCTTGCATCTCTCTATCTGGAGTAGACTTGCCAAGTATCTGTGTCTTGATCGGACCTGCCGATGGAAACAATTCTTGTGATGCTTTACTCTGGAACTTAACGGCTGACTCTACGAGTAATGGATGTACTGCTGTACAGGCACCATCGAATGGTTCAGAAGATTCCTGTATCTTCAGGCCAAGTAGATCAAAGCCACGTTCAAACATAGACTCCCATTCCTGTCGGGAGTTCTTGTCTGCATCGTAGTTGTTATATACTGTATTAGATATTTCCCCTAGTGTTTCATCGTCCAGTGTCTCAGCCAGATTAGCATACCATTCCTGTACTGGAGCTTCTGCTATCATTTCAACTGTGGTACTAGTGAAGTCAACTGTTACACCACCATCAGGTTCTACTTCAAATGTAGCTTCCTGTTCTTCACCTGCTGGTACAGGATTCATAGGAACTACGTTTGCTATCTCCTGTGGTATTTGATCAAATGGATTTCGTTCTGTTGCCATTCCCCTATATTCCCCTTATTCGTGTATAATCTCTGCGTGGTTGTACTAATAAACCACCTTTATATTTGGTTAATATATGACTAGATCTATCAAAGTCTTTTGCAAATATAGATTTAATCTTTCGTGGATCAAGTAACATATATGAATTTCTACCTTCTCCTTCATATATATTTTGATAGCTAAAAGAATCTTTATTTGTTTTCTTTAAAATTCGTCTTAATACTTTTAACCATTCATTATATTGTTCAGGTTCCCACTTATCATATAGATTATGAAGTTTATCTTCATATGACCCATCATCTATAGAGTCAGTTAACTTTTTTTTATACGTTTTATCTTTAAGTACATGTTTAAAAATCTCTTGTATCATTATTTTATAATCTTTAGATTGTATCTTATTCCTTCCTGAATACTCAACTTTTTTAGGCATACGTACATATACATCTAGATCGGGATGAGCTTTTATAGCTTCTTCTTCAGGAAAAATATTAGCCATACCTCTTTCATAAAACATTCCCTTTTTCTTTTTAGGATGGTGTGGACTTCTTATATATAATTTATTTCCCGTTAATTCCTCAATCCAATTAGAAGGATTAGAAAATGTTATCATATCTGGAATATGTAATGCATTTTTTATTACGTTAGTATCAGCAACTAAAGGCATAATACTCCAATCAGTGGCTGTTTTTCCCGGCCACCAACCAAGATTGTCTTGAGGATCTGCTTGTGCTCTGGTTTCTGCTGTTTTTAAATCACCTAGATGAATACCAACATCTGGTACACGATCTATATCCTTTCCTCCTTTTGGAGTAGGAGATAAAGATCTAATTCGTCCAGCACGAGGAGTAGCATGGTATACAGGTTCTGTATACTTTTTTGCTGCTGCCTTTATTAAATATTTAGTTAAAGCTGGACCTGCCATTTATCTATCCACTGGTATTTCAAAATCATAATCATCGTCATGTGCTGTAGGTGTTGGACCCATTGTATATGCAGCAGCTCCTATGGGAGTAGTACGTCTAAAGATTGTTAAAGCATTTAGTAATCTATTTAAAGAAGGCTTTGATTCTTTTGGACCTTCTATTTGTTTTGTACCCTTATCTTTCTTCGTAGCTAACTGATTTAATAATCTTCCTATTGCCTGTGTTCCTGTTGCTTTAGCTATATCTTTTACTCGTTCTCCTACAGGACTAGGAAGTTTTAGATTTTCTGGAACTGCTTCCCACGGAATATCTT